ATGAAGTACGAGAAAATGCTAATTGACCAAGATGGTGAGGAGTATCCGTATTCTGAGTCCATCGACGAGAACGAATATCATTATAGAATCAGCATTGTGTTTGAGGAGAAGGATGGCGAGTTGCACGTTATGAACTCAGGATGCCACATACAATTTGATGATGGCACTTGGCTCGTTTTCAACATTGACCCTGAGAGGTTGTTTGTGGACCAAGACAAGCTCTCAGAGGCTGATTTGCTGAGACTAATGCACTTTCTCGAGCACGACAAAGTCAGACGCTTGAGTGTGCTGTACTCGAAAGAGGAGATCGAGAAGTTCTACGCCAAATACAAAGAGCACCTGAAATCTGAACAAGACATCGAACAAGACAATTGAGCTTATTGTCGCATACGCGCCAAAAGCTCATTGTTGACGTTCGGTATTGATACAATGAAAACTACAAAGTTCTTCGCGATAGTTCTCACTCTATGCAGCCTTCCTGCAAACATCGGGGTTGTCTACGCGATCGTGCGTATAGACAACTAGTTCCCCTTGCAGCTCTTTCTTAATCAATAAAGCCGATTTAATCAGCCTATAGAGAGGCATTTCTTCTGACGAGCTTGACAGAGGGCAAGAGGCTTGATATTATCGGGCTGTATTAGAGCTTAAGCAGAGCGGCAGACTCGGGGCTCCCACCTGGGCTCCGAGTCGGGCCGCTCAATAGACAGGTGGACAAATGACACAGATAAAGACAGACCTTGATTTCATGCGAGATTGGGAACGGAGGATAACCGCTTGGATCGACCGGAGTAACGAACGGCTCAAAAAGTTGATAGATCTTCCCCAGGACGACCAGGACGACGAGCTGCGCGACGTTCTTGTTAATCCTCATGTGTCGATGATATACAGGCCGTCGCTGGACGAATTGAGCGCATTGATACACCTGGGTGTCAAATGCCCAGTGGCGACACAAGAGATGCAGGGTTATTTGAAACATGCCGACAACTGGTATGATCGCCTAATGGAGGGGCCCCAGGCAGGCGAAAACCTGATGAACGCGATATGGGAGCTGCGAGATTCGATCCGGGCGGTGTTCAAAGGCATTGAGCAGGATGAGGAGATTATTGATAGGGAACCGGTATCAGAATTGGCCGGGTTAATTTTGGACAAACTGAGGACTCTTCAAGAACACCAGGGCATGAATACGAACGCCCTACTTGACTGGCTTGGCGAGGAACATAGTACTTACATATCAGATGGAACACTTCGCAAACACATCAAAGAACTGTACCCCTACGGACTCAAAAATAAACCAAAAATCGGCTATTACGTCCGCTAAAAGTTTTTTGTAAATTTCACGCTATGCGCTCTGTACGCGCTACGAGATTTCAGAAAAGAACCTGTATACTCTCGGCATGAATAACACTAACGAATCTCAAATTGTGCCCCTGGGCACCATGGCTCGACTCATCCACGTACCGAGCAAATGGCTCAGGGCTGAGGCGGACGCGGGCCGAATACCGGCTTTGCGGGCGGGTAATCGGTATGTATTTCGGCCGGATTTAGTCCGACAGATCATTGCAGACCGGGCCGGGCGTCCATCGAGGGAAAGCCGATGACCGCACCGCTCCAGCCATTGTTGTTGAACGCTGAGTCGGTCGGCGAATTGATCGGTGTTTCGCGCTCATATGTGTATCAACTTCAAAATGCCGGACAGATGCCGACGCCGATCAAACTCGGCACGCGAACGCTCTGGCGATTTGATGAAATCAAAGAGTGGACCCGGGCGGGTTGTCCGGCCCGGGACGCCTGGGAGCAGTTAACAAAGGAGAAATAGATCATGAATAATGCATCAAATAGCAACTTAGCGACCCGGCAGGAATCGACGGCACTCGACATCGACCTCGATCATATCAGCGCCGGCCTAACGAAGATCCGCCAGTTTCAGTCGCTTGTGCGGAAGCAACTCGTAAAGGGTCACGACTTCGATGTTATTGCAGGAACACAACGTCCGTCATTGCTAAAACCTGGCGCAGAAAAATTGGCCAAGTTGCTCAGCTTGGCTGATTCTTATATAGTAGAACAACAAACAGAAGATTGGGAAAGGGGTTTTTTCCACTATCGAGTGACATGCGAATTGAGATCTATCCGCACCGGTGATCTAATTGCCCAGGGGCTCGGATCCTGCAACAGCAAAGAGTCGAAGTTCCGTTTTCGCTGGTGCTTCAGCTCCGAGATTCCCGAGGGTGTAGATAAGAAGAGCCTCCATAACAAAACAATCACGACACGCCGAGGTAACAGGGCTGTTATGTATCGCGTGGAAAACGACGACACATTCAGCCTCAACAACACGATATTAAAGATGGCGAAAAAGCGGGCCTTAGTGGACGCGGTCCTGTCCGCCGGTCGCTTGTCCGATGTTTTTGGCCAAGGCGACGGAGGCGGCAACGGCGACGATGACGCCGAACTGTCTCTGGTCGAGCGACGCCACCAGATGCTCACCTATTTTGAATCTAAAGGTGTTACGCAACAGCAGGTCTTCGATCTCGTCGGCGTTGGCAAAATCCAGCAAATCACGTTGAAGCACCTCTCTGAGCTTAAGCAAATCGCGGGCAATATTAGGGATGGCGTCGCCTCGGTCGAGGACTTCTTCGGCAACGGCGACGACCAGTCCGAGTCGAGAAAAAATGACGAGCATCCTCCCATAGACGCCGAAACACCTGAAGCGATTGATAAGGGCGGGCTCGTTGACGAGATTAAATCAGCACTGGCCGAGCGGTTCACCGACGACAGCCTCGAAACCGAAGCTTCGCGATTGAAACTATTGAAGGATGTTTTCGGAAAAACCGTCTGGAAAGAAATAGAACAGCTGCCGCTCGAAGTTCTTCAGGCCGGCCTAAAAATGATTTTGGATAAAGAGGATGAAAAAAAATTGTAAGAAATTTGAAGCGGATCGCCTCCGCGCAATAGCGAAGCTCATGTCGGCGTCGTCGCCGGCGGACCGCGAGAAAATCCGTCGCGGCGTTCGTGAAGGTCGTCGCCTACGGCGGGAGCTGGAGCGGATGCAGTGAGTGATTACGACGAAAAACTTAAAGATCCACGTTGGCAACGTAAGCGTCTGAAGATCCTCGAGCGTGATGGCTGGGCCTGTCAACAATGTGGCTGTCGAGATGATCTTCACGTCCATCATCGCGTCTATTACGGCGATCCCTGGGAAGCTCCCGACGAGAGCCTTATCACTCTTTGTGAGCGATGTCACGAAGCAGAGCATCGGCGAATCGCACCGGGGGCCGATCCTGAGTCGATCGTTGATATACTCGATTGGTGGGTGGTCGAAGAAATACCCCTTGGTTGCAAATGGCATATAGAGCCATTAGAACGGTATCTGATGAATCCGCCTACTAACACGCTCGTCGGCAGATATAAAATCATCGGCATTTTCCCGACATCCGAGGAAGCAAATCATGCCTGCGATTTATACGAAAAGGAATATTTGCGCCAAAGCACAAGGAGGCCGAATCCGCACGCGGTCGGCATGGTATAGGAGACGACTATGACGGAAAAAAGAATACAGGAAATCGCTGATTTTTTCTACTCGTCAAACAACGTGGATGACGTCCCCTTACGGCTGGCTGTTTCGATAGGACCGTATAGCGGTGCCGACCTGGATAAAGGCGAGTGTATTCGTTTGCTTTCGATCTTGAGCGATTCTCAGGATCTAAAAGAAGATCTTTGTCAGTTTATCCAAAGCATAAAGGATGTATGAGCAATGCCAACCCCTCAACTTGAACGTGGGTATGCCAGAATTGCGAACGAGCTTATAGAAGCACTTAGCCGCATCAATCTTTCTGCGTATGAGTGGCGGGTTTTCTTTTGCGTACTGCGGAAAACCTACGGTTGGAATAAGGGGAGTGATTTCGTTTCTATTAGCCAATTGGCACTCGGAACGGGCCTAAAAAAATCTCACGTGAGCCGCGCCAAAAAGGCCTTGCTCACAAAAAATATCTTACATATTGATCGGGGTAAACTCGGGATAAATAAGGACTGGAGAGCCTGGGGTATCCCCTCTACAGGGGATATCCCCTATTCAGGTAACGAAACCCAATTATTGGCCCAAAAACAAAGAAACGTTACCTATTTAGGGGATACCCCCTCTACAGGGAGTGCCTTAAAGAGAGAAAACACCCCCTATCCAGGTAACAAAACCCAATTATCAAGCCAGAAACAAGGAAACGTTACCTCTACAGGGGATATCCCCTATTCAGGTAACAGCGTTACCTATTCAGGTAACAAGGTATCCCCTGTAGAGGGGAACACAAAAGACATTAAAGACACTTACACAAAAGACAGGCATTACAACGGCGAGCTGCTCACCTACTGGAACAACCAGCCGAACCTCCCAGTGGTCCGGAAGATGACCGATTCCCGTCGAAAGAAACTCATTGCTCGTATGAGGGAAGCCGACTTCGCCGATCATTGGCAAGAGATCGTCGACCGTATCGCAGCGTCCAGCTTCTGCACCGGCGGCGGGACGACCGGATGGAAGGCGTCGTTCGATTGGCTGATCGCGAACGACACGAATTACGCAAAGGTTCTTGAAGGCCGTTATGATGACGCTGAACCCCAGCACGTACCGCTTGAACGCCTGGCCGACGGCCGAACGCCACGTGAAGCACTTCTACAGCAATATGGAGGAAACCATGACGAAACTCACTGAGTACCCACAAGACAGGACCGCTGAAGGCGCCGTCATCGGCTCGATCATCGTCGGCCCCGAGCTGATCCCTGCGGTCATCGAACACATAAGTCGGGCAGACTTCACGGTGCCGGAAGCGGCGGAATTATTCCAGATCGTCCGAGATTTATGGTCCAGCGGCCAAGCTGTGGATGCCGTCCTCGTCCGGAATAAATTCCAGGATAGGAAGAACCATAAGCAGCTATTCGACTATCTAAGTCGGGCCATGCAAACCGTCCCGACTAGCGCCAACGCCGTCTATTACGCCAAGTGCGTCCAAAGAAAAAGCATCGAGCGGCGGCTTATCTCGCTCGTCGATCAGACCCGAGAGTTTCTCACAGATCCCGGCGAATCCGTCGAAGATAAGATCGCAGCTATCGGGCAGCTTCTGAACACTTGTCCGACCGAGGAGGCATCTGAAAAAAGCCTGGCTGATCTCGTCGACGATTATTTTCTCCGTGAAGCCGAATCCAGCGGGATCCCTACGGGTTTTCCCCATCTGGATCGCTTGACGGACGGCCTGAAACGCGGACAGCTTATTCTCGTCGGCGGACCATCCTCTATCGGCAAAAGCTCGTTTATCTTGGACGTATTCATCAACGCGATGCGATTGGGTACGAATCCCTACCTGGTCAGTTTGGAAATGTTCAATGATGAAATAGCCGAGCGGATGATCCGCAATATTGCACGGGTGCCGGCAGGCTTCAGCAAGGATGATCCTGTCGTCGTCGAGGCCGCCGAGTTTATCGCTAAATGGCCGGGCAGTCTATCAGAAAAACGAGATGCAAACATCGACGCCCTATGTGCCCATGTGCTCAGTAAACGTCAACGCGACAAGATCGGTATAGCGTTCGTCGATCACTTGCATTTACTGTCAGCTCCAGGGCGATCCCGATATGAGCAGATCACCTATATATCCAAGGCCCTTAAAACGCTCGCTATGTCGGCGGGGATTCCAGTCGTCGTGGCCGCGCAGTTGAATCGAGCTCCACGGCAACGGAATGATCACCGACCGTTCATGAGTGATCTTCGTGATAGCGGTTCCCTTGAACAGGATGCTGACGTCATTTGCCTACTATTCTCCGAAGACTATTACCGCAAACAGGACAAGAGGGACGCCGAACTGGACGGCACCGCTGAGTGTATCGTCGCCAAGAATCGTAATAGGCCAACGGGCACAGTTAAGCTCGTTTGGCTACCGGAATATTCAACGTTTGCAGAAAGGACTTCATTATGTGGGTAGCACAGTACAGCTCTAAGCGAGGTTGCTATCACGTCACGACGCTGGAAGTTGCCGTGTCGATGAACCGCCGAATGGTATTGAATAAAGAATCTGGCGACCACACCATCTTCGGCGTCTACGAGACAGACGGGCAAGCCCGCGCCGCGTGCCATCGGATGCAACGGCACCACGCAAAGCGAATCGAGGGAGGGGGGGGTAAAAAGCTACAACCTTCCGGCTTGTAGACCGGGTGGCTACTGCGAAAAAAAAATTAACTGATTTTTTTAGGGGGGGGTAAGGAAGGCTTGAGAATGAAAAAAATACGACGAGGACCGAAAACAAAAAACCTACAATTGCGACGGATCACCCCGGGCCGGGCTCCCCGGCGGCCGCGGTGGCTCCAGGGACACGCCCGTAAGAAGTGGGAGTCACTCGTTCCTCAGCTTCGTGACATTGGTCTCATCCGCGAGGTCGACGTCGATCTGTTAGCAGCATATTGCCAGGCGTACGGTGAGTTCATGGATTTAACGGAGTTAATCACTGAACCCCTCATCAAAACAGTCAAAGGAAACTGGATCCAACACCCAGGCCTTGCCTGTCGCAATGCCGCCTATAAGCGCATGCTCCAGATCGGCAAAGAGTTCGGCTTATCCCCTAAGTCACGGAAGGACTTGGACTGCCTGAAGCAAAAAGCAAAAGAGAGTGACAGAACCCGTTTTTTTGTAAATCGCCATCTGGCGTAACATAAGGAGTAGTCTATCATGAAAAAAGAGAAAATTTCATTCGAAAAAAGTATTCCGAAGCTCGTCCAAAAAATTCGGCCGATCAAAGAATTGATGCAGTCGACCGAAGAAGGCCAAACGTTAACACGGATCCGCAAGGAGCTCGAAGATGTGGCTTCGAAAATACGGGAAGCAGACCGCCAAACAAATCAGAGCGAACAACCCGATGACGCCCAAAAAATACTATCCGGTATTTCGGCAAACGAGTTATCGTCCTTGCCGCCAAGCAACCCTGTCGCACAAGATCTTCAACGCCAACGCCGAGCTCTAAAAACGGCCGAAGAGCGAGCGTCTACTGAATATCGAATCAAAGAGATCGATGTCACAAATGACGAAGTTGCTCGGCTTAAGCCTGACTCGGATCCGTTCATCGTCGATGTGATCGAAAAGCTTGAAGCACTTCGGGAATCTCTCGAAAACCTCAAGGACCTTTCCGAGTTCTTGTGGCAAAAAGGTTATCGTCAAGAGTGCTTGGGCGGATTAATTCTGTTTCCATTGGAGCGGTGCATTCTCTATGGTCCCCCGAGCAGTATCCGCGAACTCGTCGATCTTCGCAAAAAGCAATTTCAGGAAGGGAGGCAATAAGATGCCGGCCGACCCAAACGAAAAACCGGTTCCGGATCCGCGTCAAATTGTGCGAGTCACTTGTCATAACGAATCAGGTGTCGCGGATCTTTGTGGCAAATTTCTTGGGGTTACCAAGGAAAACGGTGAAGACGTCCTTCACATTCTAATCGAACGCAAAGGCGGCCGCCGGCCGTCTGTTACTGAAATCCCAAATTAAGGAGATACATCATGAACCTTCCAGCAAATACCGAACGAGCAGTCACTCAAGGCAAGCGAGCCGCGGCTGCACGATCGCTTCAAAACTTCAGATCGCGCAAACGCGACGAGCTGGCAGAGCAGAAAAAAAGCTTGTCTCGCCAACTGGCAATCGCGGTGACTGAACAGCGACGTCGCGAATTGCGAGCAGCGATCGCCAGAAACGAAAAGGAATCACGCGAACATGAAGCCGCGTGTAATCAATCGAAGTTACTTCAAACAGAGCAGCGTCATGGGCCTACTGCTGATGGCGACGGTATCGAACGTCGTGTCGCGACGACAAGCATCGCTCTACCGATCGGCGATCCCATAACCACCCGGGCCACCGGCCAGGTCTTGAAGCTTCACGGCTATGCCGCCCGATTCAACACCTATGCCGACTTCGGCGATTGGCGAGAAACAATTCAGCCGGGCGCTTTTGCCTCGGCACTGAAGACCAGTGACGTCTGTTGTCTCTACAACCACGATTTTAATTATGTCCTGGGTCGCTCCGCGAATCGTACCTTGCGCCTTTATGAGACAGGCCAGGGCCTTGAGTATTACGTCGATCTCTTGCCGGACGACGGCTTGTGCGCCATGGTTGCCGATCGGATTCAAAGGCGTGATGTTAGCGGGTGTTCATTTTCTTTTAGTGACGTCACCGACACCTGGGTCTTCAAAAAAGGCCAGCCGGACACTCGGATCATTACCTCCATCGGCAAGCTGTATGATGTCGGGCCTGTGGTGTTCCCGGCCTATCGGGACACAAGTGTCGAGCTTCTTTTCGAGGAGCGGAGCGAAGAACTCGCGGCCGAGCGGGTAGATGGCTTCAGACGATATCGAGAAGCTGGACAACGGCAACGTGATCATGCTCTCTCAAGATTGGAAAGTCGTCTCGATCGCTGCCGGCGTCCATCGACTCGGATCCGAGACGCAAAAGAAAGATTTCGCCGTCACCAGCTCAACCGTGTCGGCCGGAACCTGGCTACTCATAGCACGATTTTGTCTTAGGGTTTAGTGGTAGATTTGGCCCTCGGGCCAGATCGTACCCAGGCCGAAGCCTGGGACTATCTCGTCAGGGCCGGTCGCGGCGGGTATCCGGCCGGCCCAATATTGAAGGATTCTTTCCAACCTCAACTAATCCGGAGTTCATCATGAACGATCAATTTGTATTTTGTTTTCTGTCGGCAGCAGCGGGTTTGGTTTTGGTTTTTTTGCCCTCACTGGCTCGAATCGCTGTTTATGGACTCAAAAAAGCTGTCAACTTCGGCAAAAAAAGCCTTGCCAAAAACGAAACCAAGGGATAAAATAAGATCATGAAAACTACTCGATCAAATCTTTTGAATCAAACAAACTTGGCCGGGGTGAGTCTATCCGTAAGGACGACCGCGCTTCGAGTAGGCGTTCATAGCCCCGGCCGCTTTTTGAAAGGGTATCATTATGAGAACTGCTCGAACCACACCCAAGAAGTCCAGCCGTAAGAAAGCAATCGATAAGAAGGCCACAAAGCCAGCGGCCAGGGCGAGGATCACCCAGGAGCAAGCCGATCGTCTTGTCGAACTGTCCAATGATTTACTGGAATTAACAACGTGTATTTATCGCGGCTGGCCCACCTGCAAGCTGGCCGAGAAGTTGCCCGAGAAAATAGCTAAGAGAGCGGTATCTGTTTGAGGCACGAAGACGAATTTGACCGGGGCCGTCTGCACGAGTATCCAGGTGGTCCCTTTTACGAAAGGGTGAACAATGCAACTTTTTAAACCAACATATCGAGACAAACGCACCGGCAGAACAAAGAAAGTTCATCACTGGTATTGCACATTTACTGACAACCGACAGATGCGGCGCCGCTTGCCTTTGTTTGCCGACAAGCGAGCATCCGAGCGGACCGCTCAACGGATTGAAGAGCTTTTATCCAGCGGTGGCGTTTTGACACCGGATCTCCAACGCTGGCTCGAACGACTTCCAGACAAACAACGGAACCGTATGGTCCAGTGGGGTATTATCGACAACCTGCGAACAGCGTCGAACCTGGGCAAGCGACTCAAGTCGCACGTAGAAGATTATTTTGAGTTTCTTCTGGCCAAGGCTAATACGCCGGGGCATTGTAAATGGGCCAGGGGTACCTTGAACCGTATCTTTTCAGCGTGCGGTTTCCGCTACTTTGGCGACATCGACGCGAACGTAGTCGCTTCACACCTGAAAGAGTGCCGCGATCGCGGGCTCGGGCAAGGTACGACGAACAGTTATCTCAAAGCAGCCAAGGCTTTTTGTCGATGGGCGATCAAAACAAACAGGACCATCGGGCCGAGTCCGCTTGACTGTCTCGATCCCGTCACCCAAACAGAGGTCCGACGTCAACGTCGGGCACTCGAGGTTGCTGAACTCCGAAAACTCCTGGAAACCACCAGGATCGGTCCGGAGCGATATGGAATGTCCGGCTCCGAAAGATATTGCCTTTATCGTTTAGCGATCGAAACCGGTCTCCGAGCAAACGAGCTTCGCACCTTAACCGTTGGTTCTTTTGATCTGACCGCTGGCACCGTTACCGTCTCTGCGGTCAACACCAAGGCCAGGAGGGACGACCTCCTTCCGGTCCGACCGGATACATGCCTCTTACTCGGTCGCCTCTTCGCGGGCAAGCTACCGGCCGTCAAAGCATTTGGTGGCCGTTATGTACGGTTGACCAACCGAACGTCACTAATGCTTCGTGCTGACCTTGCCGACGCCGGCATAAAATATTACAAGGACGGCGAGTATTTCGATTTTCATTCACTGCGGCACGAGACGGCTTCCTTGCTTGCATCAACCGGGGCTGACGTCAAGACCGCTCAGTCTTTAATGCGACATCGTGACGTCCGTTTGACGATGAATGTTTACTCTCATGTTCTCGGTGACGCCGAAGCTCAAGCGGTGGGCAGGTTGCCGGACCTGGGTGACATTGGCGACTTGTCCTCTGCTTGTCAAATCAGCGGACAAGCACGGACACCCCTGGACAGTAATGGACAATCAATCGATGATAACGAGCAAAAAACCGCGATTCCAGCTTGA